TCTTGGTTTAACTATAAATTTACCATTATCTGCAAAAGTTTTTACATTTGTAGGTTTACCTCCCACACCTTGAGCTTTTGCTCTTTTTCTCTTTACTGCACTTCTCCTTTGTGATTCAGACATTCTTCGTGCTTTTGCTAAAGGAACACATTTTGGATATTTTCTTTTTTTATCAGCTTTTAATTTACTACGACCACATTTGGCAAATGTTCCGTCTGCTTTCTTTGAACCAATATCAACCCAATTTTGTGAGAACCACTTTTTTAATCCCATTACATTAAATCTTTATAATAGTTAGACGCAGAGGGGTTTGTTATTGTATCACCATCAACATCAACGCTTACTGGCGAACCCATAACAGCATGACCCCCAACATTAAATTCATAATTTGTTTCAGCAAAAATTCCTTTTTTAGCAGGTTTAGGTCCTTTAAAATCTTTTCGTTTTACACCACTTGGGTCTTTAATTTTACCTGCACAGATTTTTGATGCATAGGCATTTGCATAAGCACTTGGATAGACCTTAAATTTAGCTTTAGCTGCTTTTTTTCCTCTTTCACATAATTTGGTCATTTGAAACTCCTTATAATATCAATTTTATGTTCATTACTTGATACAATATCTACTTGTTTATCTATTTCATCTATTATATTAGGATGTTCACCTATTCCAACAGCGTTTTCTAGATAAATTTTTATGGTTGCATTTGCCTTTTCAATATTTGCTTCATAAACTTTTACCAAAGCATTTATTATATCATCTTTCATTATGTTATCACTTTTTTTTTATTCTTTCTAGTCTTTGCAAATTTACGTTTTTGCAGACTATTGGTGATTTGTTTTTTCATTTGCGATCTTGTTATTGCCATGGTATATACCTCGTCTTTCCTTTTGCATCTTTATAAGCTTTTAAAAACTGTTTGCGACAATTGTCCGTGTATGAAACATGAACCCAGCCACTTTGTGGATCTGATGGTTTGTAAAACTCAAGAATTAATTGATCATATTTAATATTATTATTTATCCAACTTGCAAGAATTTTATTATCTAAACCAAATATTTCAATATCTGCTGCTTCACCTTTACAATGTTGAGATTTACTTGAAGAACCTATAGCCTCACTCAGACGAGCTGACCTAAATCCTGATGATATAAATACTGGCTTTTCAAATTTATTACGAATTGGCTGAAGAACATTTTCACAAAGTTTAGTCAAAGCTAAAACTTGCATTTGATTTGGTTTATTTTCAAAACCTAACCTTGTTGCTGTTTGTGACTTTGTTAGTTCTGCTAAAGAAAAGTTTTTTGTTAAATTCATATAACTTATTGATTGGATAAGAAATTATTGTCCAAACACCCCATATTGAAAAAAAAAATATAAAACCTATGAATAAAATTAAGGTTATTAAAGCATCCAGGATATAAGTAGTAAACCACATAACACAATCACTATAAGATCTTTATTAGTAACATACAAGTCTTTTATCATATCTTTGTAAATTTTGATTTTTTCTAACATTTCCATCTCCTTCTTGCCTGACAAATTCTTTTGTTTGGCGTTTTTTTACAATTAATATTATGCATTCTAGCCTGTCCTGCACTTCGTGCACAAAACGACTTTCTGCGTTTAGCATCTTTACTGCCTTTTTTTACTTTACCAGTAACAGCCGTTTGTAGCTTTGAACCAGGATTTTTACGCCTGTAAGCTCTGACACCAGCTTCAGTCATTCCTGCACCAGATTTTGTTGGTCTAAAATTTTTTTTATTGCGAGAAGGCATGCCTCCCTCTTTTAGACCAAACAAATCCAAGTCTTCGTAATAACTATCCATTATCGGTGTCGGCAGTTATTGGTGTAACAAAAACAGTCACAGAGGTTACATTTGAAATTGTCAAATGCATGTCTGTTTTGAACAAAATACCATCTAAAGGTATGTCCACTTGATATTGATCAGCAGCACTACTAGCTGGAGTTGTGATTACAAGTTTTTGTGTACCACTTGCTCCTCCATCTTTAAACGTTAGAGTTCCTGCACTTGCATGACCAACATAGTAAATGGACAATAATCTAGTTCTACCAGACTGAATTGTGCCTGTCGATGTTAATGTTTTTGCACCTACATCAGAGTTCATGATTTACTCCTATCTGTCTGACGCAGCAAACATATAATCAATTGACGTAACTTTAGTGCCAGTAGCGTTACCTGATAAAGACATTGCTGCTATCGTTAAAATTTCATCACTTGGAATATTATCTGTGTGTGTTGCAACTAATTTTCTGTTTACAAAAAAATCAACTTTACCTGTGCTTTGACAACGAATACTTAATGTAACATCTGTATCGTTTTCCATGTCAATGCCAGAATCTGTTGATGTTTCTGTACCATCCTTTTCTGTTTTACAAAGAATTGATGCATCACCATCGTCTTTTTGAAATACAATTCTGTCCGTTGCTGTAAGCATAGCTTCAGGATTGGTTGCAAAATTAATAGTAAAACCAAAACATAGATCGGTGTCAGTTACATCAGATGTTCTAACTTTAGTTTCAAACCAAAGATCTTTGTTAGCTTGTACTTGAAAGATTTCATTTTTCTGAATCGAAGCACCATCGTTATCTGTGGTTGCTGTTGAATTAAGATTGACTAAACCATTAAGTTGATCCGCTGCAATAGCTACAGATGCACCTGAATCTTTTACGACAGTCCATCTGTGACCTGTATTAGAATCAAATCCAATTCTATCAAAGTCATCGAAATAAACTACATAATCTGGGTTTTTATCAATCGGTAAGTTTTCAAACCATTTCTTTTCGTTATTTTTTCCTGCGAAAAGAATAGGTCCTGTAAAATGTACTCCTGCCATTTTTTCTCCTAGTTAAAAGATATAGTCCTCTAGGGTGTCTGCCAAGCCAGTCTATATCTAGTTTATATTGTCTTGGTTATTTAATTGTACTCTTAATAAAAAAAAAGTAAATATTGTGTTGACATCACATCTAAAATACTATATAAATAAGATAATAAGGAGAAAAAAAATGGAAATAGTTTTAATTTATATGATCTTAGGTTTAGCTGTTTATTTTTGGGAGGGTAAGCAGAAATGACAAAAAAATATATACATATAAATCAACATAAAATAAGAAGTAATTTAAAAAATAATTTAAATGAACCTGTTATAACAGTCAAAACAAGTAAACAAAATATCTACGGACACGAAGTAACTATTCTTGGTGAATCAAAAGTATTATATGGAGGAAATAATAAACCAATACTAAGTTGTGGAGCTAGAGTAGTTATAGAAACACATAGCGATGTTTTAGTAGATGGAAAAAAAATTTGAACCATTTACAATCTGAAATCGTTTAATAAGTAGATAATATTAATTTAACGGAGAAAAAAAATGAAAAAAAATATAAATACAAATCCAACAATGCTTTATTTTAAACTAAAAAATAATTTAGATACTGCAATTGCTCAGACTTGGGATCAAAAAATTGCTGAATACATAGATACTGGTGAAGATTTTATAGTAAACCATATTTCTAAATGGGGTATCAAACTAAGAACTGGTGATTTAGATCAAATAAATAAAGTTGAATTGTATGAGTCAGGTATGTCATGGACTATTCACAGATTTCTTTTAAGAAATTTTTTAACTTTGACTAGACAATGTGGTATTGATGATATTCATGTTGCAGAATTTGTAGAAACAATTAAATGGACAACAGCCAAATTTGTATGGGCAGGGGTAGTTTGTCCAAAAACCAAAAAAATTAAACCTGTAGAGCAAATGTTTTAGAATCAAAAAATAAAGCTAAACAAAAAAGGGGACTTTCGTCCCCTTTTTTTTACGAAGAAAAAAAAATTTAAGCTGCACCAGGTGAGCCAAAAATTCCTCTTGGATCAGAGAATCCAAAAGAGTATCTCTCTCTCGCCTTAAACCTAACATTACCAGTATCAAAGTCTCCTTCAATAGCAGTTTTGATAGGACTTCTAACGAATTGTTTCATTCCGTTAGGTGCATCCGTCATAATAAAGAAAGCATCAGTATCTGTCAAATAATGATTTACTCTATAGCCTTGTGGCATCATGCCCATAGAAGCCATAGCGTTAATGTCATTATCAGCAGTGCCAACTCTCTGAGGTGATCTTAAAATTCTTTCAGCAGTAAACTGAAGTTCTTTTGGAATAATCAGTTTAACACCCTGCATCGCAATTTTTAGACCTCTCTCATCAACAAATGCAGCAATGTCAATTAGAGATTGCTCCAATGAAGTTTCTGATAAATCTGCCGCAGTCGATAATTCGTTTGCGAATGTACCACCGCTTGCAAGTGGATGATCAGTAGCACAAAGCTCTTTACCATCTCCACCAGCAAAACTAGAATTAAACGCATTGTTTAATACATTTGCGGCTTTCACTTGTTTAGTATTAGCCATGGAACGTGCCAAAGCTCTTGTGTATCTAGCAGCTAATCTATCATATAAATTATCTTCAATTGCTTCTTCAGTAATAGCAAACGCCATAGCGATTGTTTCGTGAGTGTATCTTGCAGTAAAAGATTCTGTAGCTTGATCAAAAGTAACCGCACTACCTTCTTCTTTTACTGGAGCACTACCGAAACCACTAAGCATCACTTCTTCTTCAAAAGCTCTATCAGATGCTTCAGATGTAAAGATTTCTGCGTGTTCGTTTTCATAACGATTATATTCTAAGCCAAAGAGAGCATTTAAACCAGGCTCTAGCTCTTTGACCAATTGTGATCTTGAAATAGCCATATTTTATCTCCCTTATACCCCTGTATCCGCAGCCGAAGCTGGTGGATTCAGAAAGTGATTTTGAATTCTTACCACAACATTTGTGTTTGCTGTAGTAGTGTCTTCATTGTTAACATCTTGGCTTATATCTACTGCCTGCAATGGAATTGCATTCGTAGAATCCGCAGTGCTGGTATCTAGTTGCACTTTGGATATGCCGGTTGCTT